TATAGGAATAATCCTAAAAAGTTAAACAAAACTTTTTAATTGCATTGGTAATGATAACTAAGGTTATGACATAGGTTCTCCGGCGATGGCGGTTCGGCCTGGAGTTTTCGCAGCGGCCTGTTTCACACATATTTTAGTTTCAAGACCCGCCCCGAACCTGCCAGTACTCCCCCTATGATCTCCAGCGGATAAATAATCCAAAGGAGATACCAATGAAACTCACAATGAAAAAACTGGCTGAGCAGTACAGCTACGATGAATCAACAGTACGCCAAGTCTGGACACAGAAGGGGCTTGATATGTCATGGCCTGAAGAACAGATACGTGATTGGGTAAGAGACAACATAATTAAGCCCTTGAGAGAAACTGACCTTCGTGAACAGATGGATCGCCAGAAGTTACTGAAGCTAACAGCAGAGGCGGCAATGGCTGAACTGGAACTTGAGGAACAAATGGATCATATAGTGGGAATTGATTATCTACAGTCCAGCTTGTCCGAGTACTTCACACAGATGAAGAACTATCTACGTTCCATGCCTAACAAACACTACCTTGAGCTTTTCGAATCTCAGGATGCTTTAGAACTAAAACAGAAACTATCAGGATTCATAGATGAAGCCTTGAATGAAATCGGTAATCAGGAATATGAATTACCGGAGGAACGACCACAGGAACTCACGGATGAGAACAAACCAACAGAAACTACAGAGGATACTGAACAAAGCCAGGAAGACGATACTACCGCCGAAGAAACTACTACCGAGTGATTGGGTAGAATCTAATATTACATTCCCAGATGGCCCAATGTCAGGACAGAACGTTAAGTTATTTGAATTCCAGAAAGAACCTCTGAATGTAATCAGTAATCCAAAAATTCGAAAAGTAGTAATGCAATCAAGTGCTCAATTATTGAAAACCACTGTAATGCTAAATGCTGCAATGTACTTTATGGCAACTGATAACAGTAATATGGCATTTGCTTCAAGTACTGGCAAAGAAGTTAAACTTATGAAGTCTGGTAAGTTTGATAATGTTGTAGCTAAGTCACCAGTACTTTCCAAGATAATAACAGACAAGAACAATAAGAACTTTGCGAACAATGCCGATCAAACACAATGTGTTGATGGAAACTTTTTATATTGGTTGAACCTAAACGCAGCCAGTACTCTACGTGGTAAAACAATTAAAAGACTATTCCTTGATGAAGTAAGTAATGTCGATGTTGACGGTGATGAAGGTAATCCCCTAAGACTCGCCGAACAACGTGCTGCTACTTTCACAGATGGTCTTGTCATGGTGGCAAGTACTCCAAAGTTGAAGGATGACTTGATCTGTACTGAATATGAACTTTCAGATCAAAGACGGTACTTTATCAAATGCCCTCATTGCGAACATGAACATACTCTTGAATGGGATAACGTTAAGTTCAGTTTTAAACAGGTCAATGGGGGTAAGAGGGCAATCCCTGATGAAGATACCGCAAGGCTTGAATGTCCAGAATGCAAATCTGAGATCACAGAAGCCCAGAGAGTTAGGGCAGTAGCCGCAGGACATTGGATAGCTACTAATCCCGATGTAAAGGACGTTGCTGGATTTCAGATCTCACGGTTATACAGTCCCATAACTACCATTAAGAAGTTGGTTCAGTCATTCGCAGTAGCAATGTACGAATTCAACCTGATGTCATTCATGAACAATGAGCTTGGTTTGCCTTGGAATGACGAGATGAACCAAGAACTTGATTCAGTACTACTCGAAAACCTGCGTGATTCAAGTTTTGATATCCGTAATATACCTGATGATGTACTTGGAATTTGTATGGGAATTGACCAACAGTTAGACCGCTTGGAATGTACTACCATAGGATTTTCAGAATCACGTATATATGTCTTGGATCATCGTAGTTTCTTCAGTCCAGACTGTACTAAATTCGCAGCTAAGGCTTATACAGAACTTGAACAGTACTGCCATGGTGTATTCAAAACTAATGATGGAAGAAAACTAAAAGTACTTGGTGCATGGATAGATTCCAGTAATGGGAATGCAACGGCAACGGTATATCGCTTCTGTGCTGGTAAGAAGTTATTCACACCAATAAAAGGATCTGCCAGTACTACCAGTGATTTGTTCAAGAAGTCCAGAACAGGTGGTCATGAACTTATGATGTTAAATGTTAACGTGGGCAAGTCAACAATACGACGATTACTTAATGGTGCGGTCAGTGAAGATGCTGATGAATTACCACTACAGTTAAAGTTCTCCAGTACCTTACCAGATGATTATTTTGAAATGTTAACCTCTGAAGAACTAAAACGCAAAGGTGAAAATCTGTATTGGGTTCTTAAGAAAGGTATTAAGCGTAATGAATCATTGGACTGCCTTAACTACGCCTTGATATGTCAACAGGAAGTACTATCCAGACTTGGAAGTCAACCATTCGCCAAACTACGTAAGTACATGGCAAGTGTGAAATCAGATGATAAATACAACGAGGATATCCCAGTCAAACAACAGACCAAACAAGAGCAGCCTCGAAGAAGATTATCACAGGGACAATCTTGGTTTGGTAAATAAGGAATTATATGAAAGAGAACATTTACATTGGTGAAAAGTTCTCTGAAACAATCCCAGGTGAATGTACATTAATGGTTGGAAACACTAACAGTACATTAATCGAAATAAATAATCCAAGTACTGAATCTATCGTTCAAACAATAGACACAAGTACATGGGAAGCAGGATTGTATTCAGTAGTACTAAATCAAGCAGGGAAGATAAGTGTCAGTACTTGTCAGGTAATTGATCCCTTAGCTGAAGTAACACAGATTCAGGATGCCCGAAACATGGTAGCCGAGATTGATCAAATCATTGAAGACAGAGCACAGAACGCAGTTACACAGATAACCATTAATAATAAGACAATCATCAACGAATCCTTGGATGTACTGATGCGTCTAAGAACCTACTACGTCAACAAGGCAAACAGTCTATTAAAGAAACATAATGCTTCCGGCAATGGCGGTATGTTCAAATCCATTACAGTATTCAGGGGGAAGTAAATGAACTGGTTCGGTAAGAAAAAGGAAGTTCTACCAGAACAACCAAAAATTAAACAAGCAAGACAATTAGTACCAAGTACATTGAAACGTGAACTTGAAAGTACTCGCAATCAAAAACCAATTATTAGTTTTGGTTTTGGTGGTTATGCCAGTACAAACATCAATGCGGTAATACGTATGACATTACAGACAATACGTGATAAATCACGTGACCTAACATTGAACAATCCTATCGCCCGTAAATATAATCAGTTAAGTGCAGATGGTGTGACAGGGGCTGACGGTATAACCATACGTCCAAACGTTGAAATCTTTGGTGATGTACAGGCAATTAATAACCAACTTGAAAAACTATTCTATAGATGGGCTGAAGACCCTGAGAAGTTTTCTTATGATGGTAAGTTAAGCATCGATCTGTTCCAACAGGTAGTAGAGAAGACACGTTCCCGCGATGGTGAATGTTTCATCCGGTTCCATGATACTAATGGTATGCTTCAACTTGAAATCATAGACCCAGCAAGACTGCCAACAAATAAACTTGGTACATTAAAGAATGGCTATATTAGTAATAGTATTGAATTCGATACTTCAGGCCGTCCGGTTGCATACTATATCGCCCGATACAATCCAGTACTACAGGCTATCGACTTTGGAAGCTTCGAACGTGTACCAGCAGATGATATTTGCCATTACTTTATCGCAGAGTATGGGGATCAGGAACGTGGTATTCCAGACCTTGTAGCAGGTACAAATGTACTGAAAGAGCTACAGGAATATTATACGGCAACTTTGATCAGTAAAAAGATAGCCGCCAGTACTATGGCATTCATTACCAACGACTCTACGAATTCAAATGATGTTGACCTTGAAGATAACACCGATACTCAACTATATCACCAGTACTTAGAATCTGGAATGATCGCAGAGCTTAATGCAGGGCAGGACATTAAAACCGTTAATCCTAATGCTGGTATTGATGGCATAACTGAGTTCACAGATAACCTAATGAACCAGATCGCAATGAGCTTGAACGTTACCAAAATGAATCTAATGGGTGATACAAGCAACGCATCATTCAGTGCTGCAAAATTATCAGACCGTTTACAACAAACGGCAAATAAAACACGGTCGAATGTACTAATCAGTAAAGTACTAAAGAAGATATATTCAAAGTGGCTACAAAATGAAATGATAAATAATTCAAAGCTATCTTTTTCATTCACTGAATTTGATGATTTGGTTTGTGCCAGGTACATTCCAGTAACACCAGTCAGTATTGACCCTACAAAAGACGCTCAAGTACAGAAAATGTATCTTGATATGGGGGTTAAATCTAAATCAATGGTTATCCATGAAATGGGGAATGATCCAAATATAGTATTTAAAGAGATAGAAAACGAACAACAAGGAACTTCAAATGGAATTGAAGAAACAAACACGCCAGATGAATCTAACGGAAGTACCGAATGATTCAAGGGAAGTAGTTCTTAGTTTTAGTTCTGAACGACCAGTAGAACGCATTATCAATGGACAGGTGTATAAGGAAATTCTTGTACATAACCCAGAATCAGTAGACCTTTCCAGGCTACAAGATGGTGCCCCTTTACTGTTCAATCACGACTTTGATAAACACATCGGCGTAATTGAATATGCCAGTATTGATCCTGATCGTATTGGCCGGGCATTGGTTAGATTCAGTAACGCAGGATTAGGACAAGAAAAGTACGAACAAGTCCAAGAACGGGTATTACAGAAAGTATCAGTAGGGTATGAAATCCTTGAGTATGATATTCAGGGTGATGTACTTCTTGTAGCTCGCTGGATGCCATTTGAGATCAGTATGGTCACTGTACCCGCTGATAACTTAGTTGGAGTAGGTCGCGGTCTTGATAGCGAAACTGATGTTAAGGTTTCATCTGAATCATTCAATGAAGCATTAGCAGAACATCGTAAATCAGTTGTAAAAGTCGTTCGTGATTCTAAACCACAAGAAACTAAGATCATAGAAACTGAAACACATACTGAAGTATATGACTCTGAGGGTAATCTACGTATACGTATCGGTAATGATGATGAACTTGAAGTAAGTACTGAATCTGAAGACCCAGAAGTAACTAATGAAGATAGTACTGATGAATCTGCATCTGAAGAAATTAGTACTGATGATGAAAGTGATGATCATGAACGTGATTCAGAAGATGAATCTGATAGTGCTGAAGATGTACCGCAAGAAAACATAAATAATGAAGAAGAACAACGGATCAAAGAACTACGTTCAATTGGTCAGGTGTTAAAAGTCGATGTATCTAATGCGATTGCTCAAGGAATGAGTATCCAAGATTTCAAACGAGACTTAAAAAATAAAACAATCCATAACGTTAAGGAAAACAAAATGGAAAATAAAATTCTATCGAATGCTATTCGCTCTATCACCAGTGGTGTAATGGACGAATCTCTAACCCGTAATGAACGTGGGATTGTTATTCCAGCAAACGCATTACGTACCAGTACTACCGTTGGTGGTACAGCACTTGTTAAAGAAGATATGACTGATTCTTACATCGATATCTTACGTGCTAACTCAATCCTTTCACAATTTGATCTACAAGTTTTCTCTGGTCTTGAAGGTAACGGTAATTTAGTAATTCCTGTAGCTTCCGGTATGGGTGCTGCTTTCAATATCATCGCTGAAGGTGCTGATAGTCCGATTCAAGATTCCGTGTGGACTAACGTTACTCTAACTCCAAAAACATTTAGTGGTAGTACTTCAATTACCCGCACTCTACAAATGTCTAATGGTGCTACCGAGCGTTTTGTATCAGAACAACTTGTTAAAAAAGCAGCAAGTGATCTTGAGAACCTTGTACTCGCTAAAGTATATGCTTCTGCTACCCAACAATCCGTTGCTGCATTCGATGTTGCTGGTATTGAAGCGGCAGTTGAAGCCCTTGGTACTGCGAATGTACCAGTTAGCCAACTAACCGCTATCGTTCATCCATCTGTGTATTCAGAACTACGCCAGATTCCAGTAGCAGGTAACACCGCTGCGAAGATGATGGTTGAAGGCTATCGTGAAGACCAATGGTTACTTGATGAAGTTCGTGTAATCGTCAGTACTCGTGTACCAGTAGATACCATCTGTATCGGTGACTTCTCTGAAATCATCTTGGCACAATGGGAAGATTTGGTTATTGACCGTGACACTACAAGTCAACGTGCAAGCCAAGGTCTTGTACTACGCACCTTCGCTTACATCGATTTCGCATTAGCACACGATGAATCGTTTGTTGTAATCACTAAGGCGTAATTATGAGGACGTTCACAGCTAAACAAGTGAGCGTCTTGATTGATACATTCGGGGAACCATTGGTATTAACTTCTGGTTCCCAGATTACAGTACTTTTCGAAAGTCAGCCAATTGCCATTGAAACAGATCAAGGCATTGTTCAGACACAAGAAACCTATCTAACAACAAAAAAAGACTTAGTAACCTACGATGATACATTTTTGTTTAAATCGAAATTACAAGAAGTCTATAACATAGAAGATGATCTCTCTGGGATTATCAACGTATTCTTCAGGGAGTCCAGTACATGAATATTATAACAATAAAAAATCATGTCAGTGACTCCCTTCTTTCGTTAGGTCTGACAGTACGCAAAGCAACCGAAATAAATCAAGATGCCGGAGATTACATTCTAATGATCTCCAACATGTTAGAACAATCAGAAAACATTCCAATGGGAAGAAAGGCACAGACAGTACTTACTTGTGATATCTCATGTTCTTCAAAGGAAGAATCAACAGTACAGTCAGTAATGGCACAGGTATATGAACTGGTAACATCTCAGGATTTCCTTGTAAGTTTTAGTCCAAGTGTTCCAGTGAGTACCATAACAGTTATCAGTACTATCGATGATATAGATCCAACGTCTGGAATAAATACCTTGATGATAACACTTCAGTTTAATTATCTAACGAGGTAATAATGAGTTCAATATTCCACGGTGGGAACACCTATATATTCTATAACACTGATGCTGGAAACAACATTCCTACAAGCATTGGATATAAAAACATTGACCAACTTGGAGCATTTCCCCAGGTTAAAATTAATTCAAGTACTACACAGTTCGAAACCTACAATGATGAATGGGTACAAGTACTATCAGGACAGATGAGTATTGATTCTGTCAGTATTGTAGTACATTACGTACCAGATAACTTGAGTCACAGATACCTTGATTCAATGTTCACAGACAGTACTAAATTCCAGATTAAAGTATCACTATATGAATCCCAGACTTCATTAGACCAGCACTATGTAATCTTAAGTGGTTATGTATCTGCTTATCAGGATTCAGCCGATCAGAATGAAATCTTTGACCGTACTTACACATTCACGGCAGAAGATGTGATTGCCAGAGGTACGGCAGTAGATCCGGCTCCCTTGAAACAGGGTGATTATGGTGTTGGTAGTAATGGTGAGGACATTCCTCAGTACGAATCCGATACCCCATCTGGTAATAGTTTTATCAAAGTACCGGCAATCCGGCAGGATAACCCATTGGGTGTAGATCTTGGTGGATTTGCATATGTTGATAATGGTGGTGATCAAGGTGCTCAGTTTGTAATTTCTGAGACAGGGCCAATCAATATCTATACTAAGAATACTGATAATCCATGGACACTACTACCAACAAAATCGCAAAATGATTTTTCATATGTACCAGTAACCAGAACTATCAATAGTTATTCTCTTCATAATGATATTGTACTATCAAAATCTGATGTTGGACTTGGTAGTGTTCTGAACGTTCCGAGTTATTCAAAGACTGAATCAGATAGTGTCTTTACTACTATGACAACTACTGTAAATGGACATCCGCTTTCAGCTAACGTTACTGTTACAAGTACTGATGTTGGACTTGGTAATGTACTGAACGTACCTTCATATAGTAAAAATGAAACTGATTCTTTAATCTCTAATGTGAACAGTTCTATTGCTACAGTCAGTAATAACAAAGTAGATAAAAAAACCACCATAAATGGCCATGACCTATCTACTAATGTCGTACTAACAAGTACGGATACTGGTTCATTAGCTATTACTAATAACTTAAGTGATGTAGCTAATGTAACAACCGCACGTACTAACCTTTTAGCGGCAAAGTCTGGCATCAACTCTGATATTACAAACATTACAACATTATCGGGTTCCTTAAGGCTTGGTGCCGATGCTCAGAACGATTATGACGCTGTTACCTTAAAACAACTTTTGGCAAATTCTGGCGGCAGTTCTGGCCCAAGTATGACGGGAGTAATGAATAATTATCTGGGGGCTGTGAGCTGGTTTAACGGTTCTCGTGCAAAGTTACCAGCAGGGCACTTAGCAGGAGATGGACAGCTACTAAGCCGTGCTACCTATCCAGAGATTTGGAACGCTATCAGTACGGGGATGTTAATCAGTACTGACGATACCGCATGGCAATCTACGCCCACAGTTCGCGGTATGTACTCAACAGGTGATGGAAGCACAACATTCCGTATGCCTGATCTCAATGGTGTTTGGGTACATCCTACTAACACAAACTTTAATTCCGTGCCTGGTTTGTTCTTACGTGGTGATGGTGGTACAGAAGGACGTACAGTGGGATATGTTCGCTTAGGTTCAGTCCCTAATCTTACAGGTTCATTCCAGGCGGCATTCAATGGGGCTACTGTTGGTATCATTAACAACCAAACAGGGGTGTTTACTAACTTAGGTGCTTCTTCTATTGGTACTCCAAATGCACCAGCTACCGCATCAACCGCACGGGACATACGAGTTAACTTTGATGCTTCATTAATCAGTAATGTTTATGGTGCTGATGGTACTACTGAAGTACGTCCCAACTCTGTAAAAGGTATTTGGGTTATCCGTGTAAACGGAATGTTCTCAGCCAGTTCTACGAACTTCAACGTAATCACAGCCGACACAGCTTTACCCGCAGCGGGTACGGTAGTCTACGGTGGTGATCTTAGATCTGTTTATCAAGTTGCTGGAAGTGATTATGTAGTAGCCCGTCTAAGAGCTACCAGTACTATCGGTACATCCAGAGGTGCTGTAATCAGTCTACAAGATTCAAGTACTGGTAGTGTTGTTAACACTAACTGGGCATTGCCTGCTACTGGTGGAACCTTAGCCTTAAGTACGGATACACGTTTCAGTACGATTGATGGTAAAACGGGTGGTACTATTTCAAGCTCTATATCAGTCAATGGTGTAGTGAATGTTTCATCAAATCTAAACGTTGGTACAAACAGTGCTACAAGTTCCCAGGTGATGGCGGCAAGTACTAATACTTCAGAATTAAACAGGGCAGGTGGGTTATTCAACTCAATTATCTACACAGGTACTTCTAACCGAGCACAAGCAAACTTTTATATGGCTACGTCTGGTTCAGTACGTGTCGCTAAGATTGATGTTTACGCTGATGGTAGTGGTGGTAAATCATTTCAATTCTATCAAGATTCAGGAAATGGAACATGTTCAGGAACATGGAATGGCGGCTCTGATGAACGTCATAAATCTAATGTTGTATTAGTACCCAATGCCCTTGAAGCTGTACTTTCTTGGCGTGGTTGTACCTATGATAAGAAAGATGGACTTTCAGAAGTTGGTTTAATTGCTCAGGATGTTGAAAAAGATTGCCCAATAGCAGTTACAACAAACGGCGATCGTGTTTTTGAAGATGGTACAGTAGTTACAGACTTTAAGTACTTGAATACTTCAGGAGCAGCGGCCGCTTATCATACTGAAGCTATCAAAGAACTATACGCAATCATTCAAGATCTTCAATCTCAAATAAATGAATTGAATAAATAATACAAAGCTCTGAAAGGATTCAGGGCATAACCTTATAAGGATATAAAATGGCAATGGACATTTTTTCAGGTGCTAATCTAACCGTAGAAATCGGCACCGCTGGTACTACTGAATCAACTACTTTTACTGAAGTACCAGAGATCGCAACTTTCGCAACTTCTGGCGGTACAAGTACAGTAATCGATGTTGTTACTTTCAACTCAATTTATAATCGTAAACTATTGGGTACTAAGTCTGTCCCGGACATAAGCATTAACGTGAACTATTTACCGGACGATGCTGTACATGCTCAGATGGTTACGGCAAGTGAAAATCAAACCCGTATTCAGTTAAAGCTCAGCTACTATCAGGACGCCACTAAATCAAAAGGATTCTATGTCGTTTACAATGGTTTCATCTCCGCTGATAACTTGGCCGGTGATAAAGATGCTGTAGTTACTCGTGAATTTACATTTGCCGTTGATGGTGGATCAGTAAGTACTGGTTTGATTGGGGCTGAATAATGAATTTACAAGAACTAATGAAGGCATTAAAGCCAGTACTCAAAACAGTTACACTAAGCAACGGTGTAGTACTTAATATTCACCGTCCAAAACTAAGTGATTTCGAGAAGTGCGATACGCCAAAGTCTACATTAATTCTTTGTGTAGCAGATTCTGAAGGTAATCCGGTATTCTCTGATGATGATACATTGGTTAACATCAACAATGTAGACACAATGTTAGTTAATGAAATCTATACTGAAGTACTTGGCCTATGGTCAGCTAATGATAAGTCTGAGGACGATATCGAAAAAAAATAAAAAATAATCCCCGTTTGCGTTTTACCTTAAAGATGCTCCACAAGCGGGGATTATCGCCATCTGAACTTGAAGAATTAGATCCTGAACTATTTGAGTACTTAATGATATTTGACTCTGTGATTGAACCTAATGGTGCAAAGTTTGAACAAATAAAGTACGCAAATCTTTGTCATTTAATCTTGATGAGTTCAGGTAATCTAACTGAACAAGGTATGAAGAAGGCGAAAGTACTTGATTGGGATATGTTCGGATTGTTAAGTAACTTGACTACAAGGGAACTTGCAGAGGAACAAGAAAAGGATAAATGCAATCAGGAACAAGCAACATTTTCGGCCATGGCTGATCTAATAAAGTCAGAGGCATTAGCCAAGAACAAAGGGAAAGGTGATGGCAAAAAATAAACAACAGATGATATTTGAAGTAAATGGTGATGTTACAGGACTTCGAAAGGCATTAGCTCAAGGTACTAACAGTATCACTGAATTCGGAAAAGAATCTGATGAACTATTTGGTGGTCTTACAGGACAACTAACGGGATTAACCAGCAAGCTTACAGGGTTCTCTGGTGGATTGGTCGGTACGGCTGGTGCTCTTGGATTAGTAGCAGGTGGTATATTCACATTGGTCAGTGCAAGTAATGATTACGTTAAAACCTATAATGAAGTGTCGAAGACTACAGGACTATCAGTTACAGAACTTCAGAAGCTTGATAGAACATTCTCAGGGCTTGGCTTAACAATTGAAAATTACGGTGATATTAACCGTGATGTACTGGACCATTTGGGAGACTCTGCACGTGATGCTTCAGGACCATTAGCTGACTTAGTAGCTAACGGTGTGAAGCTTGGTGATATTAAGAAGTACTCTACAGAAGCTGATGGTGGTATCAAGGCATTAGCCGATACATTTTACCAGCTACAGAAAGCAGGTAAGAGTACTGCGATCATTACAAACCAATTGGAAACTCTTGGTTCTGACGGTTCTAAACTAATCAGCGTATTCGAAAAGTACACGAACGTAGCTGACCTGATGAATGCTGTACAATCTCAACACGCAATTCTCACAGATGAAACAGCACAAAAATATGCTGAATTCGACAAGCAGATAACAAATATCAGTACAAGCTTCCAGTTATGGAAAGCAAACGCTCTTGGTCCGACTCTTGACGACATTCAGACATTGTTTGACCTGATGAATAAGGACTGGTCAAAAACTGACTTTGCCCAGATGTTCCGGGATTTCTATTACGGTGGGGATAATGGCATTGCCAAAATGCTCAGGGACTTGGACGGTGTTGATCCCAGTACTATTCCGGGCACAAAAGAATTTATCGCGAAACACAAGGCAGACAAGCCCTTAGCAGCTCCTGTAACGAATTCTCAGGGGGGATGGGTTGACCAAGGTAAACTTGACGCAGCACGAAACGCAGCAGCTCAGAAGGCCGCACAGGCAGCTAAACAGGCAGAAGCTAAGCGACTTCAGGCAACAAAAAATCTTGAAACTGCAATGTCCAGTATTGGTATGTCTGAGGGTGATATTCGTATCAAGACCTTCCAGAGACAACAAGACGTGATGATCAAGGGTATCAAGGACAGTGCGAGTACCCTTAAGCTCTCTGAAGCTGAAACTACCCAGATGTTGAACCAAGCTTATGACTCAAGAACTAAAAAGTTCAAGGACATGATCGACGAAATGACGGGTTACAGTGATCCGAACAAAGACCTTAAAACCTTGAATGAGAACGTAGCCGCGATTGGATCGAACCTAACAGATACAGATGCTAAACGACTTTTGAACGATCAGAGTAAGCGTACTGGATTAGTTGACGAGACTAACCCTTTCACCAACCAATCTGACTTAGATCAGAAGAAGACTGACCTACAGAATGAGATGCAGTTGGAACTTCAATTGAATGCAAACTTGAACCAACAACTGGGTACAGGCCATGAAGACTATATGAAGCGTAAGCTGGCCATCACTCAGAAGTACAATGATAAGATCCTTGCGGTAGAAACACAGAACACTCAAGCTCAGATTGGTGTTATGGCTGGAGCAGCAGGGGATCTTGGTACTATGTTGTCAGGGGCAGCAGGTGAGGGATCTAAGGCGGCACAGGCTGCTTTTGCAGTACAGAAAGGTCTAAGCATCGCTCAGATAGTAATGAACATCCAAACGGCATTAAGTTCTGCTTTAGCAACACCGTTTCCGGCTTCTTTGGCGGCCTATGCTCAAGTACTGTCATTAGGTGCTTCCATAGTCACTAATGCTAAAGGTGCTGCGTCAGGCAAAGCTCACTCAGGTATTGATACAGTACCAACAATGGGCGGTCAGAACGATTCAACATGGATTCTTCAAGCCGGTGAACGTGTAGTACAAAAGTCTGCGAACAAGGACTTAACTTCATATCTTCAGAATCAATCATCTGGTAGATCATCTGGTGATAATGCTCCGGTAATAAATGCACCATTGATTATCCAAGGCGGTAATCAAGATGATGACGCTAAGTTCCAAAGTATGCTTAAGAAGCACGCGACATCTGTCAATCAGGCAGTACGCAACTCACAACAACGTACACAATAATCAATGCCCTCTCATGAGGGCTTTTTATTTTTAATGTATCGATAATAAAAATCAATAGCATTTAGTCGATAAAGAGCAGCCCTAAATAAAAGAAGGGATACTATGATGGTGGCGAAAGAAATATAAAGTAAAACTCTTTGCCCTTTTATGATTTGTGTGATTGCTTCACTTTCTTTTTTAACTAAAAAACCATCACATATTGCATTGACAGAATTAGTTTCAAGGTTTGTAAGTCTTGCATAGTTCCCCCTGTTAAAATCAGGTCGCATACAATCTTCTTTAGAAATTATGTAATCTGACGAAAGGGTTTTAGCTCTATGCAAATTTATTGAAATCCAAGGATCGTTATCATTTATTTTTACAATGGCTTGGGTTGAAGTTCCCCAAATCCCTAAAATCAATGATGACAAAAATAACGCCATTGCAATTACACACAAGACGAAAGTCATGAATCCATTTGGTCTGGTTAGTTTTAAATCGGATATTCTAAACCATGACTTAACATTCGAGATTCTTCTGATATCATAGTTGTTATCAGCTATCCATTTTGTGAAATTTACAATTTCTTTGGTATTAATGGCATTTACATTATATATAGAGTTAAACTTATCTATATCATGCCTTTCCTTATTGAATTTACTGATCTGTTTGTTGTTGTATTCTTTTTGTCCTATAAATAAAGACCAGACTTTATCCAAGATGGTATATATGGAGCCGGATTTATAGTAGAAATAAGTCCATACGGCAACAATAGCAAGTAGAATATATATTGATTTGAAATATTCTTCAAACTTACCTAGAAATTGAAATATATTATCCATAATTTAAGATGCATTAATTGACAAGGAAGTTAATAATGGCACTATTTTCAAATAACATCAAGATCACTGACTTTCAGTTGACCAGTACTGAACCTAAATACTCAAACCGTTCATGGACAGGTACACAGATTCAGAGATCAACAGGTATCCAGTACTACCAGCTTCAGTTCACCATGAACTTTCACCAGAAGGATTCAGCCGAGTACGAACGATTTATTGCGACATACGGGCAGGGACGTGCCTTCAGTATGGACTTAGGACATCTGAGCAAATACACCGGGTCACAGACAACAGCCGTTAGCAGTACAGCCGTGTCTGCAATCGGAACCTATCAGGTAAAGACTACCAACAATGGTCTTGAGGTAGGTACATTAATCCAGTTCCAGAATCACAAGAAGATTTACCGGGTTATTGCCAACACTGGAACAGTACTGTCATTGTTTCCAAACTTAAGACAGCAAGTCGGATTAAACGAGAATATTCGTTATCAGAACATTGAAGGGCAGTTTGTTCTTGATGTGGATAATAATCATCAGTTGAATATTAAAACATCAATGAACATTACGTTGAAAGCCACGGAGGACATTTAATGAACTCTGGAATTTTCACTAATGCAGCATTGTTACAGTACTATAATTTGACACGTGGTAAATCCAAGACAGTACTAACACTATCGGACATTATGTCTCTCGGTGTTCATATCAAGTCAGTTGATGTATACCCACAACAAGGATCAGGGGTAGGTGCATTACACTTGAATGACGGGTACGTAAACTTCACGGTTAACGGTAATATCTATACCAGTTTCCCAGACTTCATCAATGATAGCTTTCCAAGTTTCACAGAACAGAAAGATATCTCAAATGACTCAGTAAGTTTCAAGATAAGCAACGTAAACAAATCATTTCAGGTACTGGCAATAGGTGGTTCGTTAAGACAGGCTCAGGTTAACATATACCTAACGATCTTAAGTCCAGCCGATAATTCTGTACTTGTACATGACTTGATGTTCTCAGGTTATATTGACTATTTCGAGAATGTTGCAAACAACGAACAACAAAACCTAAAGAATGAACTAACAGTTAACTTAAACAGTGTTTGGAAGAAACTGGATGTTCAGACAAAGACCCTTGCGGCAAATTCAGTACACCAGAGTACACATCCAGGTGATGCCTACTTTAGTTTACTTGGAATAGTTAATTCTGGTCAAACATGGAAGTACAAATAACAGGGACGCAACATGAGACGTGCAAAAATACAGGATTTAATCCGAATAGCAGAAACGGCTATACAAAACGAATATAAACTTGGTACGAATGATTGCAACCTTCTTGTACTGGAATGGATAGATACACTATGCGGTACTGACTATGTAAGTGTTGGACATGCACAGTACTCAACAATCCAGGAAGGACTTCAATTATTCAAATCCATTGGATTCTCTGGACTTGAAGAACTTGTTCAGAATCACGGGACAGAAACAGAATTCCCGATCATCGGTGATGTACTGATTGAACACATGAACGCGAGTGTAGTACTTCAAGGGACATACATCAGCTTGGATCACGACACAATGACATTCAAGATCGAAAGACTGGAGAACACCAAAGAAAATACCAAATACTACAGGATAAATTAATATGGGATCATCAGGTAATGGAATACTTGGAGCCATTGTAACAGCAGTCGCAGTATTCGCAGCAGCTTATACAGGTGGTGCATCATTAGCAGCCTCAGCAGCATGGGGAGCAGCAGCCGGGGCAGCCAGTTTTGTTGCAACAAGTATGTTAAGTCAAATAGGGGTTACACCTTACAGTGACGCAGCGACAAGCCTTAGTCGAAGTACTGCACCAACTTCAGGGATGCCAATTCTCTATGGTGGTGATAAACCGAATTTGAATCAAGGTTGCTATATAAAAACTGGTTCAATAGTAAATTGGTTCAACGTACAGAATTCTGATTCTCAGTACTTGTTCACATCTCATGCAATTGCAATGGGTGAGATTCAGAATGTTATTGCACAGATTTATATCGATGATGAACCAGTACTGGCAAATCCAATCACCACAGAAGGTGTAGTTACTCCAGATAAGATACTTGCGAAGTATCAGAAGTACCTACAACTTGAGGTGTACTTTGGAAAATCAAACTATACGCAACCAAAAGTACTGGCTGGTCAGTATGCTGGAAATCAATGGAACAACAAGACTTTTCACGGTAATGGTGTAGTACAGATTTATACTGTTATCAAAAAGACGCAATCAAGCCTTGAAGATTCATTACTTGTTAATGATAACTACGTACTAACAGTAGAAGCCAAGGGGCGTTTGATTACCGATTTAGTAGACCTTCAGGTACGTCCGGCAAGTAATGCACCAAGTCAGATATATGACTATATGACAAATACTGATTTTGGTATGGGATTAGATCCCAATGTCATTAATCTTGCAAGTTTCCGAACAGCAGCACAGTACTGTGAAGCATATGAGTACTACAGTAATGGTGCTATCGATTACTCTGCATCGTACAAATCAAACATTGAACAGATGCTTCAGACGTTCGGTGGGATCATGTTCATTCACTCTGGACAGTTATACTTAACCGTCGATGTTCAAAGTACTTCAGTTATGTCATTTGATGAATCTAACATCTTTGGTGATTTCAAACTTACCACTTCGGGTATGACTGATTACTTCAATACTATCGACGCAACATGGAAGAACGTTTCAAACAGCTATTCAGACGATGTTGTACGTATCCCAAGTGATATCTCAAGTTCAGATGTTATCAAGTCTGATGGACAGATCATTACGGTAACTCGTGACTACACATGGGCATATGACAAAGACCAGGTAGCGGCATTGGTAAACATCGATTTGCTAAAGGGCAAGTACAGTCAAAGTACTATTCAATTCTCCAGCGATTCAGCATGGGATTTGAAAGTATGGGACGTTATCACTGTTAGCTTCTCGGAGAACGGTATTCAGAACAAACTGTACCGAGTACTCAGTAAAGACATTGCCACGGCACAAGACAGTATCGGCATGATCAACATCATGGCGGTTGAATACCACGCAGGGATTTATCAGGGCATTGACGTACCAATCTGGTCTGAAGATGGTGATATCTCAAGTGTGGCAGTAGTACAGCCACCAAGTGGCCTACAGGTCATTAAGAAGGGCGGTACAGTCAGTAACGGTCAGGTAGTACTGATGCAATGGCTTGCAAGCCCAGATGCCTATCTGCGGGGTTACTATGTCTACTACCGCAAAACAGGTGTAGCAGCATGGACATATGGCGGTTCAGTTAACCAGTACAACCTAAGTTACGAGCTATACAGTCTTGACCCTAACGAGAAGTATGATTTTGCAGTAGCGGCATTCAATAACCTTGGATTCGTCTCAGTGAAGGTTAGTCTTGATGGCGTACAGCCTGACTTTGAATTTAGTTTGCCAGCAGTAACTAACCTTCATCTTGTGAACGCAGACGTATCTGTCAGTGAAACTAACTCAGGTGATTTCGTACTGGCATGGGATTCGCAGAAGTCCCTTCAGGTCAACGGTAAGCCATTCACAGACTACTTCACACGGTATGAGGTGATTGTATATTCCACTTCTGGAAACAAGGTTAAATCGTACTACACGCAGGATGACACCTTTACCTATACCTTCCAGATGAACAAGGCTGATAACATTGGTCGTACTGTCAAACTTGGAGTGGTGGCATGGGGGGCAACCTCTGGCACATACAGTCCAGAAGTACAGATAACTGTTAAGAATCCACAGGCACCTTTACTACAAGGTCTTGAGGCACGTTCTGCAATTGGTCAGATTGTATTCATATGGTCTGATGAAAATCGCCCGGTGGATTACGCTGGTATCTTGTTCCAGATTTCAAGTTCTGAGAATTTCAGTACTGGAGTGCAGAGTTTCACTACTGACAAGTACTATACAGAATGGATTACTGTACCAGATGGTCAGTACTACATCAGGGCGGGGCAGTACGATGTATTTGGCCTTGATGGTATTCAGTACACACAGATGCTTCCATTCTTACAACAGACAGACATACCATTTAGTCAGTTAAATAATGATGTGGTTGATGGAATCATAGGTAGTTCTGAATTCAATGAAGTAGTAACCCAGATAATTCACGATGAATCAGGAACCTCATATTACCTGAGCGTAAATGACAATGGATATGTTGCAGGTATTGGTATCAAAGTAAATGGTGTAGAACAAACCAGTGTAATGACTGTCATAGCAGATCGATTTAGTATCATAAGCTCTGGTACAGCAAGTGACAGTACTAAAATCTATCCATTTATTGTTCAGAATGGTAAAACTTGGATCAACTCAGCAATCATACAAGATGCAAGTATTGGTACAGCTCAGATAGCAAACGCTGCTATTAACAATGCTAAGATTGCCGATGCCAGTATAAACGCGGCTAAGATTCAAGATGGTCAGATTACCAATGCCAAGATAGGCAATACCATTCAATCAAATAACTACGTGGCTAACAGTACGGGATGGTTACTTGATAAAGGGGGTAACTTCTATATCAATGGTTCTGGTAATGGTCGAATGATAATTAATAACACACAAGTACTCGTATATGACGGTAACAACGTCTTACGGGTAAGAATGGGACTATGGTAATGGCACAGGGATTACAAGCATGGGACGGCTCAGGCCGTCTCGTAACAGACTTGGGTGACTTCAATATGAGATGGGTACAGGATTATACGGTAGCATGTACTGGTACTGGTTTAACATGGGATTTCGGTTATGGCCCAATGACTAATACTGGATGGTTAGTACTTCCACCATGGGATGCTAACAGTAATGTATCTAACTACGTATGCGTAGCAAACAATGGAAGTTTCACAGTACGGTATCTTTGGACTACACACAGTTCAGTCGGCGATACCTTCACAGTGGGGATATATACATACTCATGAGTGGATTTGAAGCATATAACGCATCAGGATATAAGACGATAGATTCTGACTACAGGGCAACAGTCATATCAACAGCACGGGGGATGCCCGGCTTAACAGACATGGGGAACCAGACAAACATTAATAGTCCTTTCGGAAATGGTGTTACTCTTGGGTTTCTTCCATATAACTACTTGTCGGGTATGACAGGGGCGTTATGGTTCAGGCTTAATGCTGGTAATTATTGCTGGCCTGGTCCGGGTTTATACGAAGCAGGATCTGGTACTTTCATGAATTCCAGTACTGCCAATGGTATCAGTTCTGGTTATCTTGATGTCTATAACGCATCAGGCGGTTTAGTATGGTCAGCAGCAAGTGCGGGCACAATGCCAAGGATTATTGACTTTATAACTATCCCTAATGGATATGACTTAAGCAACAATACATTAACTATGAACTTAAGTTATAACCCTTGGATTTGTATCAGTCAGGCTCCGGGTAACTACAGCCCAGATCCAGAAGGTGGTCTTGGTTATTCTGGATTCCAGTTCAAATGGACAGGTTCTCAGTTACAGACACGGTGGGTTAGTGCTAAACAAAGAACATACCCACAAGTATTCTCTGGCATTACATACAAGATAGCTTTGGCTCAGTTCACTGGATACTAAATACATATAATAATAACATAGGCGGTTTTATGGAATGGATCATTGGATCTGTACTGTTGCCGTTGATTGGTTTTATCTGGAAAATTCATAGAGACATTAAAGACGATAACAATAAAAATGAACATCGTTTTGTGCAAATAGAAACCAGAGTAACAATCAACGAGCAGAAAATACAGACACTCCAAAAGGAAATCTCAGAGATTGATAAGCTGGTGTCAGAACTAACTGAGGTTAAAATCAATATAGCTAAGATACTAACCATTCTCGAAGAAAGGCAAAAGTAATTAAGACGGGATAACTCCCCGTCTTTTTTTATATCTGCTAAATACCATAAGACACAACCAGACAAGGAATAGTCATGGACATTAAACAAACTCTAAAAACCTATGAAGGTACTCAACAGTATCAGGCAAAGCTTGGATACTTCAAAAACTCAAAGTTCTGGACATACAAGGACTCATTAGGATATCCGACAATCGGCTATGGTCATTTAGTACTGAAGTCTGAAGATTTCAAAGACGGACTAACTGAACAGCAAGCTGATGAACTACTTTCGAGGGATATCTTGATTGCTAAGTCTGAAGTACTGAAGCTTAAGTTGAATCTTCCGGCTGAATCTAACTGGAACGACTTCATTGTACTGATGGTATTCCAGCTTGGATTGACCAAGACACTTGGTTTTAAGAAGTTTTTAGCAGCACTAAAGGAAGGAAACTATGCAACGGCAATCATAGAAGTACGTGACAGTCAGTGGTACAGGCAAACCCCAAATCGCGTTGACCAGATGATCCATGATGTACTGAAGGGTTAATTATGAACGCATGGACGATGTTTTACCCAATGGATTGGGAACTTGATGAAGTAACGAATTATTCCGCTTTCATTTATCTGATACAGTTTCCAGATACTAATGAATATTATTTTGGAATCAAACAAGTTTACAAGAAAATCAAGAATGCCTCAGAAATTAAAAGTACTTCACAGGAATCTAATTGGGAAGGTTACACCTCAAGTTCGAAGTACGTAAAAGCCATGATAGCCGATGGTATGCCTTATAAGAAACAAATCCTTTGGTGCTATAAGAGCCTACAGGAAGCAGCACTTGCCGAAACAGCCTTGATTAGTATCTTTGGTTCAGATCACCTGAACATTAACAAGGCAGTAATGGTTAAGACCAGACTCAAGAAGGACTCAGGGGAACAGTTTAAAATCATTCAAAGGATAGTAGGGGATTTAATATGATTACAGGGGGATTTCAATCCGGCAGTACTCCACAAGATGCTGTCCGGTGGATTAACAAAAAAGAAACAGAGGTTATCGTAAACGTTCAGTCTGAGATAACCAAACGAGTACGGGCGTTGACATACCAACTTCAGGATAAATTAAATAAGGATATAGCAGGCGGCCCGGTGGCATTTACCAAGCGGGCATTATTCTTCAACTTCATCCAGAACGGCGATACCCGTACTAACCAGATTTTAGTACGAGGTGATCAGGCGGCATACCTTAGAAGTACTATCACAGCCAGTCAGGATCTCTTTGATAAGTTCATACCTACGAGCAACGCAAAGCTAAGCCAACAGGGGAACATCTCTGGACTAAAGGCAGGCATGGACAAGAAGTACAAGGTGATTCAGGTCAAAGGCAAGAAGCTACTGGTAGACACTACTAAAAAGAAAAAGAACCGTGATAAACGTATTGTCGCAGTTAAAGAAAAGAAACGCCGCAAGATGATATTTGATTTCTTCAAGGAAGCAGAAGCAGGGGCGAAACTAATCCTCTCTGATGTTAACGGTACTTATACATTTACAAAAAGGATTTTATGATGGAAGAACATTACGACGCAGAAGACACAGAGACAATCACTTTAGCTGGAAGCCAGCCAATGATGAATACCTACAGTTATCATACTGCCTTGATGGCACCCGAGTTTTTCAAAGGCAAGGTGAAGGTAGATCCATTGGGTGGTAATGCGATGAACATTGCCTTTCATGATAAACAAGAACCAGAGCTAATTGAAGGTCAGATTACTGAATGGTGTCTTGATGATCTGATCTATGAAGTACGGGTAATCCGTCGTACAAGATTCTTCATCAAAGGCGTATGGATAGTACTATTCGTAGTTCAATTACTTGGACAAGGAGAGGAATAATTATGTTTTCAATAACAACGATCATTGATTTGATCAAGACTGGTTTTGGTTTCTTCCAGAAAAAGGAACAGAGTAAGGATCAACTGAACGCCCAGAACAGTCATGAACAGAATGAAATCACCCTTGAGGAAACTCGTAAAGGCTTCACATGGCGGCAGGGACTTGGATGGGTGCTGACGTTCCTTGTCCTATGGAACTTCGTAGTGATACCAGTACTGGCCTTGTTCGGTGTAGTACTTCCCACAATACCACTTGATGAAGTGTGGAAAGTACTTATAATCTTGAATGGTGGAGTGTCATAGATTTTTACTTGAGGTTTTCATGAATATTTCTCCTGATTGGATTAACGAACATCTTCCTAAATTCGAATTGCTTGGTAAGCATGTTGCCTTCATTATTGAGAATTTGTTTCAATCAAATGGTATTGAGTATCTCTCAGTAAATTATCGAACAAAAAGTAAATTAAGTATACAAGAGAAAATAACAAGGAAAAACTATTCATCACCTTTGATTCAAATGACGGATATATCAGGTGTAAGAGTTATTTTGTTTTTCGAAAGTGATATAGATAAAGCTTGTGATATTATTAAGTCAATCTTTAATGTTGATGTCGAGAATAGTACTAATAATTCAGAAAGACTCTCAATTGATAAAATAGGTTATCGTTCTGTTCATTACGTTTGTGATATTGGTAATAATAGGAAGGAACTTGCTGAGTATTCTTATATTTCAGGTTTGAAGTGCGAGATACAAATTCGAACCATGCTCCAACATGCATGGGCAGAATTGACCCATGACCGCAATTATAAATTCGAAGGTCATCTTCCGCTGGAAATTAAACGTAAAATAAATCTATATTCAGGTATGTTGGAGTTAGTAGATAATGGATTTGCTGAAATAATTTCTGAGATTGATAGTTATCAAGAGATTCTAAGGAAACAACCTGTTGATACTTTTTTGGAACAACCAGTAAGTTCAGTATCATTAAAGGAATTTTTTGATAAGGTGTGTATCGAATATGACATACCTGCTGTACAGCTTCATAGGCTAAAAAAATCAAGTATGTCTGAGTTGTTGGATGAAATTGACTTTATGGGCATAAAAACCCTGAAAGAACTTAAAGAGTTAATTCCAGATAGTTATGCGGAAATATTAAAAGAATTTAATCAACGTGCTACAATTTATGGATTTATCAGGGATCTGTTGTTAATAATGGATTATGATAAGCTAAGGGCCAAGCCTGGTTTAAACTGGTGTGTGCTTCAACTTGATGAAGATGGTGAGCATGATTTAGGTTTAGATTATTATTCAAAATTAATCAGCCCAGCAGATGCTCATAAAATCTACAAATTATTTAATGAGTTTCAGTAAAAAATATCCAAATCTTTAATTAACTAAATACCTGCATATTAACTTATGCGGGTATTATTTATGGCACGACTCAGTAAACAACAAGCAAAATTACATCAACAAGTTTTAGACCTTGTTCACTCAGATACAGTACTAACATTCGAACAGAAAGAATTCATCTTAGGTAACTATCAGGGCGATGGTATAGGCAGTACAGGAGCATTCTTCACGCCTGAAGGTCTTGCATGGGATTTTAGTATTGATTCTGCCAGTACAGGACGTTGCCTTGAACTATGTGCGGGGATAGGGCGGTTGTCATTCTCTCAGTACATCCGACACAGGCCGGAACACATCACCTGTGTTGAGTTGAATCCAGAGTACTGCCAGATAGGGCAAAGGATACTTCCAGAGGCAGAGTGGATCTGTATGGATGCTCTCCAGTACGTCTCAGAAGAACGATTTGATGTTGTCTATGGCAATCCACCTTTCGGTAAGATTAAGACCTCAGAAGCACTTACAGGCTCGTATAGAGGCTCTGAATTTGAATACAAGGTGATACAGCATGGCAGTACTTTGGCAGACTACGGAATCTGGATCGTTCCCCAAGGATCAGCCGGATTTGTCTACTCAGGTGTTCGCTGTTATGAACGTCGAGAATCTGCTAAGTACGCCAAGTTCACCAACGAGACAGGGTATGTGTTAGAGGCAGGATGTGGGATTGATACGTCTATCTACAGGGATCAGTGGCATGGAACGAACGTACTGTGTGAGGTGGTTACGGTTGAGTACTGA